TGGAAATATTACGGCACCACAGTCCGAGATACCCGCGATTTTTGCAGCCGCATGGAAGATAAGATTCTAACCACCGAGGAAATCCGCGAGAAGTGGGCCAATGAGAATTGGGCTGGTAAATCGTCAGGAGACCCTTTTATTGTTCGCGGTGGCTATAACTGCCGCCACCATTTCAGACCAGTTTTTAATGACGGGGAATAACCATGAGTGAAGAAGTGATTGAGCCAACCAATGAGCCAACTGAAAAGACCCTCACCCAAGCCGAGGTTGATAAGATCGTGGCAGACCGTGTGGCGCGTGAGCGCAGAAAACACGAAAAGAAACTCGATGGCGTCGATCTGGAAAAATATCAAAAATGGCAGCAAGACCAAGAAACAGCCGAGCTTGAGCGCCAGAAAGAAAAAGGCGAGTTCGAAAAGGTACTAAAGCAAACAGCCGAAAAGAAGGATGCTGAAATCCAACGCCTGAAAAAAATGGTTACAAATAATGAGGTGGATGGGGCCATCTTACGTGCTGCCGAATCAGGCCAAGCTGTCGCCCCAACGCAGGTTTCGGAGCTTTTAAAACAGCAGGTGAGGCTATCAGATGAGGGTCGTGCCGAAGTGGTGGATAAGCTCGGCAACACTCGGTATGGTGAGAATGGAGAACCACTGACAGTGAAAGAATTGGTCGGTGATTTTTTAACGACAAATCCGCATTTCGTCAAAGCCACTCAGGGTGGTGCTGGAAGTGCTGGTAATGTTGGTGGCGTTACACAGAAGCCAAAATCTGTGGGTGATATGTCTATGTCGGAGTATGCCGATTATAGACGCACGATTGGTCGCGGTAGAAATACGGGCGGTTATATCAAACCCAGTTAGAGCAAGGTTTCTGTTTGTCCATTTGGATACCTTGCGTAAATCAAAATACGTGAGGTATTCAAAATGGCTGCAAGCACAACTACGACGTTGGACGATCTGTTCAACAACATTATTAAAGAAGCAATTTTCACTGCTCAAGAGCAATCCTTGGTTCGCAACCTTGTCACCGTGTATGACATTTCTGGCGAATCTGGCAAGACTGTTCAAGTCCCTGTTTATCCAGAGGTCAGCGCGTCCGCTTTGACTGAGGGTACAGACCTTTCATCTACCACTGTCTCTACAAGTTCCAAGACCATCACTGTTTCTGAGGTTGGTGTTCAAGCCATCCTGACTGATCTGGCGGCTAAATCTGCTAATGGTGATGTGGCTGGTAATTTGGGCCGCGTTCTAGGCGAAGCAGTTGCTAAGAAGATGGACACCGATTTGATCGGCCTGTTCTCTGGCTTCTCGGCTGGTTTCGGCTCTGCTGGTACAGAGATCACTACGGCTGACATTTTCAAAGCGGCTGCTCGTTTACGTGCCAGTAACGCTACTGGTCAAATGGCTGCGGTAATTCACCCTTATCAGGCGTATCAGATCAAGTCCAACCTGACCAATGCTTTCGCCAATCCTAATGGCGGTGATTTGCAGAATGAAGCTATGCGTAACGGCTACGTTGGCTCCATTGCTGGTGTAGACATTTATGAGTCTAGCAACATCAGTGTTGATGGTTCTGATGATTCCGTTGGTGCGGTATTCGTACCAGCCGCCTTGGGTCTGGCTATCAAGTGGGATGTGAATATCGAGCCACAGCGTGACGCTTCCCTACGTGGTTGGGAACTGAACGCCACTGCTGCTTATGGTGTAGGTGAACTGGTTGACTCATATGGTCAATCTCTAACCTTTGATGCTGCTGTTTAGAGGTAGCTAATCATGGCTATGAGCGTTGATAGTGATCTGACAGCTATTCAGCCTGATATTTTGGAATTGGGTGTCTCATCTTTCACGGATGAACACACCCAAGCCAAGGCTGATATTGAGCGCAGATTAAGACGCGAATGGTGGCCTGTGACAAATCGGTCAGGTGAGTTAACTACGACTTACTTGACCGAAAGTCAGTTTACTAAAGCCGCAGCCTACCTTGTCTTATGGAAATACGCTTTACCTCAACTGGCGACTTGGAATAGTGAAGATCGTTTTACCAAGATGATCGACTTCTATCAGAACCGCTATGAGGACGAGTTTTCCGATGTGCTACAGGACGGTGTTGAGTATGACGCAGACGATGACGATGTGATTTCCACCGCTGAATCTGTGACAACCCATACAGGTAGGTTGACCCGATGATTAGCACCAGTGTGAAAGTTGACACCAAGGCGGTTGATCGCTTGTTAAACAAGATGATTAAAGAACAGCCGCGTAAGGTCAAAACAGCACTAAGCAAGACCGCTAGTGAGGGCATTAACACCCTGCTAGACCGCACCAAAAAGGGCAAGGGCTTATATGGTCGTTTCAAAGGTTATAACGCCAAATACGCTGAGTATCGTCGTGAGAAAGGTCGCCAAACAAATCATGTGGATTTGAACTTTAGTGGCGATATGTGGGCGGCATTAAAGGTGACTAAAAACACTTCTGAAAAGGCGGTGATTTCATTTACCCAACAAGCCGAAGCAGTTAAAGCCCAAGGCAACAATAAACTGCGCCCTTGGTTTGGCCTGACGGACAAAGAGCAAGATCGCTTACGTGATGTGTTCAAGAGGGAACTATTTAGATGAGTGCTAGGGAAAGTATCGCGGCAAATATCGTTACAGTTTTAGGCGATATGACTAGCCCAGCATTAAAGAAGATCACGCGTGAGCCGTTTGATTATGAGCGCCTGAGTAACGCGCAATTCCCAGCGGCTTGGTTACAGAGTGGCGATGAAACGCGCTCAGATGCCACCACAGGGACGCGAGAGGCTGTTATTAGTTATCGCATTGTCGGCTTTGTGAAAGGCACAGCGATTGATACGGCAAGGAACGAGTTGATTGAGGCTATTGAGGAAGCATTAGAGGTTGATCGTACCAGGGGCGGTTATGCCAGTGATACGCAAATTACTGATGTTTCCACGGACGAGGGCGTTATTGACCCGATAGGCGGCATCACGATGGTTGCCCAAGTGCGTTATTTCTATGAGCGAGGCGCGTTATGAAAATGTTTAAGAACAATGAGTCTGTGGAGGTTCATCCATCACAGATTGAAACGATGAAAAATCGGGGCTGGTCGGCTTCCCCTGTTAAAAAGCCAGCGAAATCCACCAAAAAAGATGAGGTGAAAAACAATGGCTAATCATAATGGCAAGGATGGTCTGGTCAAGATCGGTTCTAATACATTGGGCGAATTGCGTTCTTATAGTTACAGCGAAACTGGCGAGACTATTGATACAACGACCCTGAGTGATACCGCTAAAACATCAGAAGCGGGTCACACTGCATGGGCTGGTAATGCCGAAGTTTTCTGGGACCCAGACGATGCTGCTCAAGATGCTTTATCTGTCAATTCGTCCATTACTATTTCGTTTTACCCAGAGGGTGCGACTTCTGGAGATAAGTATCGGACAGGCACATGTTGGGTGACTGAACTGAGCGTCAACACAGCAACAGGCGGCATGGTCGAAGCAAGTTTTAATTTTACAGGCAATGGTGCTTTGACAGAAGCCACTGTTTAACAGAGTTCGACGGCTAGGCGAAAGCTGAAAAGGCGCACTCCCCGATGCGTCAGCCGTTGGGCATCAATCGGGGGATAAATCGGGGAATAATTATGAGTGTTATTTTAGAAGCTGCCAAGGTTCATTTTCGTGACCGAATGTCGGGTGATCTTAAATGCGTGACCGTTCCAGAGTGGGGCGATGCAAACATTTACTTTAAACCGAGCATGAATTTCAAAGAGCAGGGTGAGGTTTTAAAACTTCACGCTGAAAACAAGCCAGCCGAGGCCGTCATCATGACGCTCATTCTAAAGGCAATGGATGAGAACGGAATCAAACTGTTTAAACGCGCCAACATGACGGAAATGATGCGTTCTATTGACCCAGAGGTGGTCAGCCGCATTGTGACCGAAATGAGTGACGATGAGCCGACAGTGGAGGATGCAGTAAAAAACTAAAGCAAGATCATGATTTACGTTTTGTGCTTTTTCTTGCCGAACAACTGCACAAGACACTCGATGAAATTATGGTCTTGCCCACCGATGAAATAATCCTTTGGGCCGCATATTTTGAGGTAAAAAACGATGGCAAGTGAAAAAGTAAACATCGTCATAAAAGCGGTTGATAAAACCAAAGGCACATTTCGCGCAGTCACCGCTGGTCTTAATGCCGTTAAAAAAGCGGCCTTTTCTCTAAAATCAGGCTTGCTTGCGCTAGGTGGTGCAGCAGGTCTTGGTTATCTTATCAAGCGCTCCATGAATACCACTGATGCACTTGGCAAGGTCGCGTCTAAGATTGGCATCAGCACAGAAGCTCTTGGTGGCCTTAGATATGCTGCCGAGCAGACAGGTGTGGCTACAGATACGCTGGATATGGCATTACAACGCATGGTTAGGCGTATATCTGAAGCATCGATCGGTACAGGTGAGGCTGTTAAAGCATTAAAAGAATTAAACATTGATGCTAAAAAATTATCCAAACTATCCACCGATGAGCAATTCAATGCTATTGCTGACGCAATGGCTGGTGTCACCAATCAATCTGACAAGGTGCGACTAGCCATGCGTTTGTTTGATTCCGAGGGTGTGGCTCTGGTTAACACCCTAAAGGGTGGGTCAGACGTTCTAAATGCTTATCAGAAAAGAGCCAAAGAGCTTGGTATGACACTGAATGGCGATCTTGTGAAAGGGGTCGAACAGGCGAATGATGCGATCTCTACATTCCAAGGCTTTCTTGGCGGCATGTTCCACCGCACAGTTGCGGAACTTGCCCCACTAATTAAGGGCATCACTCAAGATATGATGGCTTGGGTGGAACTAAAGGTTCAAGACGGTGGCGGGGCTGGCAAGGTGGCTCGCGGTATAGCTATCGCTGTTGTTAACTCTACCAAGACGATTGTTGAATCCTTTGGCACTGTCGCCAATAGCATTATTCAATTAGGCAATGTGGCATCAAAAGTGGGGAACTTTCTAAACGAATGGTTTGGCGAGATAACCACTGAAAAGGCGCAAGCTCAAATTGCAGACATAAATCATCAATTGTTTGTAATGAATAAAGCCCTGCAAGATCAGCCTGAAATATACAGTGATCACGTAATAGAGGGTCTAAATCAAGAAGCAGTCGCACTAAAAAATAAAAGAGCCGAGTTGCAGCATATGATTGATACTGCGACCACTTGGACGCAACTTAAACCAATGCAACCGATTGATACTGGCGAGTCGATAAAATGGCTTGATGAGTTGTTAGAAAAGATGAAGGGCACCCAGATTCCAGTGGTAGATATTGGTGACAATGATATAAAAGGAAACAATCAGGCGTTGGATGTGGCAAGGGATGAATATAGTTCTTTGCTTGATTTACAAGATAATTACCAATCAATGTATGAGGGGCAACAGTCAGACCATTATCGCAAACTGATTGAGCAAACATCACTTTGGCATAGAAAGAATGCCGCCATGCAAGAGATTGCAAGAAGCGGGAACATCCAATCATTGCGTGATTCAGGCAAAGAAGTTGTCAGCACCTTATCTGGAACCTACAAGTGGGCGTTTGATCTTCATAAAGGCTTTGCCATTAAAGACGCCTTGATTGACACCTATAAAGCCGTATCGACTGCATTATCATCAGCACCGCCACCAGCAAACTACGGATTGGCGGCTGTCGCATTGGCAAAAGGTATCGCTACGGTTCAATCATTACGCGGCACTCAATATCGTGAAAAAGGTGGCCCAGTATCTAAAGGGAAGCCGTATATCGTGGGTGAGCGCGGCCCAGAGCTTATTGTGCCAAATCAAGCGGCAACAGTTATCCCTAATGATCAGATAAGCGGCCCTGTTAACGTCAACTTCAACATCACCGCTAATGATACGCGAGGCTTTGACCAACTACTGCAACAGCGCAGAGGGCAGATCGTGGGCATCATTAATCAAGCCATGAATGATCGCGGTCAGAGGGCTATTGCATGAGTTACCCCACAAACCCAGTTTTTAATGCCATCAATATGACCAGCCAAAGCCCCACACTTTTCAGTGAGACTGTTTCAGGTCGCCAGCAAAGTCGCAAGATTGGTGGGCAAAAGTGGTCATTTACTGCGACATACCCACCCATGACACAAGCAGAATTTCAGCCCGTATGGGCATTCGTTGTGGCCCAGCAAGGTCGCCATACAACATTCACCATCATCCCGCCTGTAATTGGCTCCACAAGCGGAACAGGTACAGGGACAGTGACTTGTTCTAGTGCCAGTAAAGGGGCCGCCAGCGTCACGATAAGCGGCTTAACAGGCACACTAAAAGCAGGTGATTTTGTGAAGTTCGGAGGGCATGACAAAGTTTATATGTTGACGGCTGATCGAAGTGGCTCTGGTTCTATTTCTATTGAGCCAGCCTTGGTTGAGGCTGTATCTGGTTCTGAGCAGCTTATTTATAACTCTGTGCCATTCACTGTTCGCCTGGCTAACGATGTGCAGTCATATAAATTAAGTGGCAATCAATTATTCGCTTATGAGGTTGATGTGGTGGAGGCGTTATGAGTCGGACGGTAAATTCTAGCACTGCGACTGAGCTTGCCAAAGATGCGTTTGAAATGGCGCACCTTGTCACGATTGATTTTGATACGCCTGTTTATTTGACAGATAACCCTCATGATCTCACTTATGACGGTGATGATTATGAGGCTGGTGGTCACTTGTTACAGATGAGTAATGTGACGGAAAGTTCTGATGTGCGGGTGGGCAAATATTCTTTGCAAATATCAGGTGTCGATCAATCCTATATATCTATTCTTTTAAGTCAAAGTTACATCAACCGCCAAGTGCTGATCTATCGCGCTGCACTGAATAACAACACCATTATTGGTGATCCCATACTTTTATATAATGGCCGTATTGACGGATTTACTATTGCTGATGGCGATAATAGTTCAGATATAACCATTTCAACGGCTTCCCATTGGTCTGATTTTGAGAAAAAAGCAGGGCGAAAAACCAACAACAACTCACAGCAGATATTTTTCAGCGGTGATTTGGGTTTTGAGTTTGCCAGTTCCACGGTAACTGATTTGAAGTGGGGCCGCGTCTAATGGGGATATTATCTAAACTATTCGATTTCGCTATTGGGGTATTTAACCCAATAACATTTTTTGTTGATTTAGCAATAAGTTGGGCCATCAGTGAGTATATTAGTGATGATGTTGAGCAAGAGCTTGATGCCAAATATGCTGGCACATTAGTTAATAAAAGTTCCAATATTGCCCAAATCCCCGTCATTTATGGTGAGCGAAAGGTGGGCGGCACTCGCGCTTTTGTTGCCACATCTGGCACTGATAATGAATACATGTATATGGTGCTGGCTCTTTGTGAGGGCGAGGTAGACAGCATTGGTGATATTTACATTAATGACGTTATATCCACTGATAGCAAGTTCTCTGGGCTGGTGTCGATTACCAAATATACTGGCACCGATACGCAAACGGCTGATTCAACATTAACTGGTGCTAGCATCGGCTGGACTTCTGCTCACCGCTTGCGTGGTGTGGCTTATCTAGCCATTCGATTGAAGTGGGATAATAATGTTTTTGGAGGGATTCCCACTTTCCATGCTGTTGTCAAAGGCCGCAAAGTTTACAACCCTGCCACTAGCACAACGGCTTGGTCTGATAACCCTGCCTTATGTCTGCGCGATTATCTGACCAATGATCGCTACGGTAAAGGGCTGTCATCATCTGATATTGATGACACTTTATTCAATGCTGCAAAAACAACGTGCGAAGCCAATGTGATCGCATGGCAAGCTGGCGGCACCACTAAATACCAGTCGCTATTCACCTGTAATGCGGTGTTGGATACGTCTAAAACCTTAATGAGCAATGTGAAAGTGTTACTGTCTGGTATGCGCGGCATCATGCCTTATCAGCAGGGCAAATATGGTCTTATCATTGAGGACGAGGGGACGGCTAGTTTTGATTTTACCGAAGATCATATCATTGGCGGCATCACGATTCAGTCAGAGCAGAAGAGCAGCAAGTTCAATCGTGTTGTGGCGACCTTTGCTAACCCTGATGCCAACTGGCAAATGGACCAAATCGAATACCCCGAAGCTGGCAGCACTGAGGAATCAGGCTATCTATCGGATGATGGCGTTGAGTTAATAGGCCGTATTGATCTGCCCACCATTACCAA